CACAAGAATGGCTTCAATTCCGATAGACCAAGTAGGGCAGATAGGCATTGTCAAGGATATTAAATTTATCACGGAGAACGGTCTGGATGGAGAAGGGAACGTTAGTATTTTTTCCCTTATTTTTAAAACATGAAGCTAAACTAGTTATAAAAGGAAAACGATTTTCACTAGTTAATTGGTTCTTAGGACCACCATTTAGGTAGAGGAAAAATAATAATGTCAATTACTACATGGGCTGCAACTACTGGAGATTGGAATGATTCCAAATTTAGCAGGGGCTGGGATGGTCCAAGTATTTCTCCTGCTAAAGGCAGTATAGCACTCTCTAGTTCTGCTCCTACTTCTCCTACTGGAACAATAATTTCAGTTGGATCAGGAGCTATTCAATTTGTAGCTAACTATGAATGGGACAGTTATTCTTCTAGCATAACATGGACTACAGTTACTGGTGATTGGGATAATCCTGTAGATACATTAACTATTCCTTCTGTTGCTGTTGGGACCATTATACAGCCTGATAAAAATAGTTTTTCATTATCTCCATCTGCGCCATCACTTGATATCCTGCATTTGACGTATGTACCGTCTGGGTCTATGACCACAACTATGCATACTCCATATGCAGTCTCAGGACATTTTGCTTTGGTTCCGTCTGGTGCTTTAGATATAAATCCAGAGAACATTCGATGGGATACAATAACTGGGGATTGGGAATCTAAATCTGAGAGTTGGGATGACTTTATAGACACCAGACCATCGGTAGGTCAGACTTTTAGTTTTGATCCTTCTGCATATGATGCTATTTTATCCGGTCAGAAACCAGATCCTCAGCATAGAGCACCTAAATTCTTACCATCAATACAGCTAATATGATGAATACTAAAGAAACAAAATATAATTGGGGTGAGATAGCTTACAAAGTAGATCCAGAATTAAGTTCTCCAGTAGTTACTTATGAATTTGATAATGGTAATAGGGTTTTTTATAAAGAAAAGAAAAGGAATAAATATGGAACTAGAAAGAGGTGATACGTTTATTGCGGAGGATCATTCCGTTGCTAAGAGTGTAGCCGAGCATCTTGAAAAAAAATATCCTGGGTGGCTATGGGCAGTCCATGTTATGGATGGTGTTATAGGCGTAAAATCAATGAGGTTATCTGGTAATTGGGGATTTGTTCTTCACGAAGATAAGATTGATAATGACTACAAAGCAGTTACTAATGCTGGCGGAGAAATATTAGAAAGATACAGGCAGCATAGAAGCAAGTTTAATGAAGATAAATATATGGATCTTGAGATGGATCTAAAGGGACAACTTAATGGAGATAGAAGTTAATGTCTTTAATTAATCCAACACCTCCTTTGGCTGGAGCAGATCTTCCACCAGATCCTGGTATAGAAGATCCAAGTCCAGAGAAGGGTAAAACTGAAGATAAGTGGCTAAGAATAGCTAGGCAGGCTTATGAAAGCTCTTCTGATTGGGTAGATGCCAATCTTAGATTTCAGTGGGATAAAAGTTTATCACTATTTAATAGCTACCATCCTGCTGGATCTAAATATAATACAGAAGCATACTCAAAGAGATCTAAGTTCTTTAGACCTAAGACAAGAACAGCCGTTCGTAATCTTCAGTCTGCTATGGCGGTTGCATTCTTTACCAATGAAGATGTTATAAATGTTACAGCTAGAAATCCTAATGATCCTATGCAGGCGGCTGCAGCTGTTGTTGATCAATCAATACTTCAGTATAGGTTAACAAATACTATACCATGGTTTCAAACTATAACTGCAGCATTACAGGATGCAGCAGTTCAGGGTATTTGTGTATCCCATCAATATTGGGATTTTGAGCAGAAGGAAGAAAGCTATATAGAAGTGGATAGTAAGGATGCTCCAGTTGTTGATATGGAAGGCAATCCTGTTGTTCAGAAACAAATGACATCTCTCAATGATAAACCAGTTATAGAATTAATATCTCCCGAAAATATAAGGATTGATCCTGCGTCTGATTGGGCAGATCCAATACATTCATCACCATATGTTATACATCTAATCCCAATGTTTATACAGGATGTTGTGCAAAAGATGGATGATGGAGAGTGGAAGTATGTTGATCCGAATGTATTATTACATGTGGAAGATAGGGAGAATGATAATGCAACTCGTTTAACTAGGGACGAGCCTAGGATGGATCCACTTGATAGCAGCGCAGGATATGGAGAAATAACAGATTATAAGATTACCTGGATACATAAGAATGTAATAAGGAAGGATGGCATAGATTGGTGCTTTTTTACCGCAGGAACAGAGCATCTTTTGACTGACGCTAAACCATTGTTAGAAATGTATCCATGGTTAAGAGAGAGCGAAAGACCGTATGTAATGGGCTATGTTAATATAGAGGCCCATAAGATATATCCTGCTGGTACAGTTCAGTTGACCCAAGAATTGCAAGCCGCTGCTAACGAGATATGGAATCAGAGGTTTGATAACGTTAAGTTAGTAATGAATAAAAGGTATCATATCCGTAGGGATAGAAATATAGATTTAGATGCCTTGTTCAGATCTGTGCCTGGTGGTGCAGTTGAGATGGATGATCCAGATCAAGATGTTAGAGTAATTGAAACTCGTGATGTTACTAGTTCTGCATATGCGGAGCAAGATAGAATCAATATGGATTTTGATGAGCTGCAGGGTAACTTCTCAACGTCTACAGTACAGGGTGCTAGATCTTTAAATGAAACAGTAGGCGGCATGAACCTTATGGCCGGTACTGGAGCCACTATAACCGAGTATGTTCTTAGAACATTTTCGGAATCATGGGTGGAAAAGGTAATGACTCAATTACTTAGGCTTGAACAGTATTATGAGACTGATGAAGTTATACTTGCTGTAGCCGGACAGGTTGCACAAAATAAATTTAAGTTTGACATTGATCCATTAATGGATGATCTTCTTAGACAGGATGTATTGTTAAAGGTTAATGTTGGTATAAATGCTACAGATCCTATGAAGAAGATTCAGAGCCTTATGATGGGAATTACTGCATTAGCTGAACTTCCAGGTGTAGTACAGACGTTTAATGTTCCAGAGATAGTTAAGGAAGTATTTGGACATCTTGGTTTTAAGGATGGCTCCAGATTTGTTAATTCAGAAGCAGATCCTCAAATAGAGGAACTTCAGCAGCAATTACAACAGATGCAGCAATTCATTGAGACTGAACAGCAAAAGACTCAAGCAAGATTGCAGGTTGAGACATTGAAACAAAAAGGTGATGCAGCGGTCGCTAGTATAAAGGCTGGCGCTGATGTAAGAATAGCTCAAATGAGGTCTCAATTGGACTACATAGAGCTTCAATTAAAACAATCAGATACTGAAACTAGAAGAGGGGAATTGATGTTACAACGAGATGCTTTGGTTAATCAGATAGCTGAACAAGAGATAACTAGACAATCAGAAATGGTAGAGGAAGGACCTGTTGGGATAATGGCTCGCGATGATTATGCCAGTGTTCCATACGCTGTAGGATAATGTCAGAACTATATAATCCTGACGACCTTACTACTGAAGATTTATTAAAAAGAATAAAGGTCTCAAATCAAACAAGAGATTTTGTAAGATCATCAACTGGAACTGCAGTTTGCTCTAGAGCTCTAAATGATTACAAAGATGGAATCAGGGCTCTTCAGACAATTTCATTAGAAGGTTGGAGGGGCTCTCCAGAAGGAGAGTTAAATGAATACCGTAAAATATCAAATAACCTCGCTACCCCATTAAAGCTTTTACATTGGCTGGATGCGACAATATCTGATGGCGAAAATGCCGAGGTTCTTTCAAGATATAAAGATGCGGGAGAACTATGAGGTGAAATGAAATGGTTGACAAAGAAGCTACCCAGGAAGTGGATGCTACTAACCAAGAAGTAAATGACGTTGAACAACAGGTAAGAGAGGGCTATGTAGAACCCGAAGAATCCCATAAAGAAGAATTTCTTTCTGATAGAGAAAAGAAAATGATGGAGATTGTTGACTTTAGGGAAAAGGAAGAAATGGGTGAGGATTTTGAAGCTGCAGATTCTCAAGAAGAAACAGAAGTGGTGGAAGTAGTAAAGAAATCTGTAGATCAAGAGACTCCTATTTGGGATCAAGAGGGTAAATGGTTTACAAAGATAAAAGTAGATGGTGAGGAAGTATCAGTACCTTTTGAAGATCTGAAGTCGTCTCACCAAAAAGATAGGGCGTCACAAAAACGCTTTGAAGATGCGGCAGCATATGGTAGACAGATACAAGCTCGTGAGCAGCAATTGAATGCCTATGTTACCAAGTTGAAGCAGCAACAAGCTGCACAAGAACAGTCGTCACCCAAACAGGAAGCGACAAATGTAGAGGGAAATGGCGTTGATTTAGTTAAAGAATACCATGATGCCCTTTACCAAGATGATGCAGTGAAAGCTGCACAATTATTCAAAACCTTGAATGATAGAGGGCGCGGAGAACCTGCTACCCAGAATATTGAAGAGGTTGTAAATCAGGTCCTGGGAAGGGCCATGGCGCAAAGACAAGCGGAACAAGAAAGGCAACAACGGTGGGCCTATAATAAGTCTCTTGAAGATGCAGTTATAGAGTTTCAAGATGGGTATCCAGATATAGCCGAAGTTCCTGAGTTACGTGCAATTGCCGATAATCATACAGTTATCCTTATGGACGAACATCCAGAGTGGACACCAAGTCAGATTATACAAGCATCTGCTGAGTATACGCGCAAGTGGGTTACTAATAATACTCAGTTAACCCGCGACAATACTAGGGCTGTACGCAAACAAAAGATTGTAAAGCAGCCCAAAGCGGCCAGTGCTACATCAGTTATGGTAGATGAGGATGATTATCCAACTTCTCCTGCTGATATAATTAAGGAAATGAAGGAAGCACGCGGTCAAGTATTATAACTTCTAAAAGGAGGTATTTAAAATGGCTGGACAAGTATGGTCAGTTAACACCTCCGGTGGTTATATGTATGCCTTAAATCTCAGCCGTCAGCTGAGAATGGCAGTGCAGCCGATTGTCAAATTTAGACAATTCTGCGATGTCAAAGATGCAGCCCATCAAGGGTTACATCGTGGCGATACATTCCATTGGAACGTGTTCAGCGATGTGGGTACTCAAGGTACTACACTCGTTGAGACCAATACTATCCCGGAAACCTCGTTCACTATTTCTCAGGGAACTATGACCATTACGGAAGCTGGTAACAGCGTACCGTGGACTGGTAAATTAGATGATCTTTCTGAGCAACCTGTGGCCGAAGTAATTCGGAAGGTATTGAAGACCGACGCCAAGAAGGCCTTCGACAATTTAGCAGCTACGCAGTTCAATGCAGCAGCATTACGAGTTGTTCCTACCGCTGGTACAAGTCTAACGGCAATTACGTTGACTACCGATGGTACGGCTACACTCACTAATAATGTTGCATTAGGAACTTCGCATGTGAAGCTTGTTGTTGATACTATGAAAGAGCGTAATATCCCCGCCTATACAGGCGATGATTATTACTCAATTGCATGGCCTTCAACTTATCGCCAGATGAAAGATGATTTGGAATCGATCAAGCAGTATACAGATCAGGGTTTCCGAATGATCATGAATGGTGAGATAGGTCGGTATGAAGGAGTACGCTTTGTTGAACAGACTCATAAGTCTAAAGGAAGTATCGGTACTGCCGGTACTGCTTGGAGTCTTACTAAGTCTGACTGGGCGTTATTCTTCGGGGAAGATACTGTTGCAGAAGCGGTTGCTGTACCAGAGGAAATCAGGGGTAAAATTCCTGGTGACTTTGGGCGTGATCGCGGAATCGCCTGGTACTATCTAGGTGGCTTCGGTATTGTACACACACAAGCGGCCCAGTCACGTATTGTGATTTGGGACAGCGCAGCTTAAAGGAGGATTATTATGAGTTATAGTGATCCAAGAACCTATATCTACCAAGATACAGTGGAAACTGATTTCGCTGCTGGCACTGGTACTGCTTGGAGTTTTAAAGGCCCAAGTGGTAAACAGGGT